GAGTTAGTGGAGACACTATTGAACGTTGGAGAAAGAAATTAGATATTCAACAATATCCATATAAACATCCAAGAAAAAAATATATAGTAAATTCTAATTTTTTTAATGAAATAGATACTGAAGAAAAAGCATATTGGCTAGGCTTTATTATGGGCGATGGTAATATCGAAAAGAATAATATGCGTTTTAATATTATTTTAAAAGAAGATGATTTTGAACATTTAAAAAAATTAAATCATTCATTATCATCCACATATAAAATATTATTGCAATCAATTGATGACAATAGAGGTTTTAATACGCAAAGAGCGAATTTAAGAATAAGCTCTAAAGAATTTTGTAAATCACTAAATAAAAATTTTATTTTTCCACAAAAAACTGGAAACGAATTAATTCCAAGTACAGTACCTGATAATTTAATAAAACACTTTATTCGTGGTTTTTTTGATGCAGATGGTTCTGTGTGTAAATCATCAAATAGAGATTATTTAAGATTCAATATTGCTAGTTGTTCAGAAAAAATTATTCAACAAATAACAACTCATTTAAATAATGAATTAAATATAAATTTACAATATAAAGAAATAAATAGATACAGCAAACCATTTTTTATATTAGAATCTAATTCTAAAAATAACACAAATAAATTTTTGAACTATATATATAATAATTCAAATATTTATTTAGATAGAAAATATAACATATGGAAAAAATATGTATAATCTGCACCCATTAAATTTCTTAAATTGACGGGAAACTCCTTAGAGCTTAATCTACTAACCATGTATAGTGATATAGCATGGGGCGAGAATAATTACCTCGGCATAGTAAAAAAGATTAAGATTGGACAATCCGCAGCGAAGCTTTATTTTATTTATGAATAAAGAACGTTCAACGACTAAGAGCATAAGCTCATACACTCAAGCGAGTGGAAAAAGGAAACATAGATGATATAGTCTGAACTATATAGAGATATATAGCAGTTCATAAGAGAACGTAATGTAATTAGCGACTACATTAGAACAAATTGAGATTATGATGCCTATCAAGCAGGCTCATCTTTATTGGTATTAGAATATGTTCCTGACCTACAACAATTTATGGTTATGCAGCGTATCGAAATACCTAAAGGTGAATATACATTAGATAATGCTGTTAATAGTATCATTGAAATAAATGATATATATAATCCATCATGGATATTCTGTGACCGCGGCTATGGAGATTACCAGCTAGAGCGTCTTCATATTTATGGTGATAAACATCCATCGTCTGGATTAAAAGACAAAGTAGTTGGTTATCAATTTAGTCAAAAACTAGATGTAATTGACCCAATTACTAGAATGATTACGAAAGAACCAGTTAAACAATTTATGGTCAATCAATTAAAATTATCTTTTGAACGAGATAGAATTGCTTTATGCCCATATGATGAGCATATCTATAGACAATTAGTAAATTATACAATTGAACGATATAGTTCTGATGGCAAAGCTATTTTTACTTCTAAAGATGAACATTTTATTGATGCATTAGGTTTAGCTCATTTAGCATTCGTATTAAAATTCCCAGAAGTTGCACAAGCTATTGAAGGAATTAAAAGTAATTTTAGTGTCACTATGACAGAAAATCCATTAGACACTCGTTTTAAAATGCGTATGAAACGTATTGAAGAAATGAATGATGCATGGAAACAAAGAGACACACAATATAAACAAATCGGTAAAGGACCAGGTGAACGTCGTGGCGATTATCAAAAATGGGTATCTGTTCCATTAGGTTCTGGTAAAAGCAATCGTTCTTCAGGAGGTAGTTCTTGGGGAGCTCGTGGCGGTAACTCTCCTGGTAGAAAGATGTGGTAAATGGAAGACGAAAATAAAAATATATTATATCGTCCATCATTTGGACCCGATAATCAGTATGACTCAGATGCTCGTTTTCTAAGACAGCAATTAGAAAATACTAATGAAGCTTTACTAGATGAAGAACAACGAGAACCATCTGATATTATTCAAGACTTTAAACAAATTAAAGAATTATTGCCAGATGATGTAAACTTTTTAGGACATGCTATTATCGATAAATTAATCGATAGACTAAATAATAGATTCCCTAAAGGCAATCATCCTAAACCAGATGACCCAACATACGAAACACCAAAAGAAGTACCTACAGTAGATACAAATCATATACCTGTAATTGAAGGCCATAAAGATATTCCTTCTTTATTCTCTGAACCAGAAACAATTAATCTTAGAATTGAAATGCCGAAAACTTTAGTGCAATTAATTCAAGATGATTACAATAAAGATATTATTCAATTGCAAGAAGATTATTTAGAACGCCTGCAAATGATTATGCGACAATATTATCAACAAATGTTAATGCTTGTCGCAGACAGTGGTGTTGAATCTGTAAAGGAATTAATTCAAGAATTTGATGGTAATGCTGTAGTGGTTCCTCCTGGCAATAGTTTAGAACATTGCCGGGACCATATTGTCAGAAGTCAAATTGTTAGAAAACAAAAAACTAGATTATTTAAAAAAACACATACAGTTGATGAAACCGTTATGCATCTAAGAGCTTGGCATGCAGCTGAAGCACAACGAGAACGTTATTATGGAGAAGAATATAAAGATTCTTCTGAATATACACAATCTCATAGTAATGCTCTATTGCGTGAAAGTAGAGCTAATTATGATAGCAGATATAAAAATGCTTTATATAATACATATAAATATTTAAATTCATCTGCTTTACTATTAAATGATATTCTCGATGATTCAGTTAAAGAAGCACAAGCGAAAGCTATGCTCATTAAAAATGGTGTAGATATTTATGCTACGAATTCTTTATTCGTAAAAGTAACGAAAGATACAGTGGCTGATAATGTAACTGATAATGCTGGCATCGTAAAAGGAACTACAGTAGACCAAAAAAATACACAAAAAACTACTGGTAATCGTAATGCACAAAATAATAAGCAACAACAGTAGTAATACTGTAGACGAAAATATATTTTCTTTATAAAGGAGAAAACATGGCTCTTCTTGATGCATTAAAATTCTGGAAACCAAATATTCCAGAGATACAAGAAGCTGGGGCCACATCAACTCCTGCTAAAAAACAAGGGTCTTCTGGTGGCAGTGCACCTGCATTTAGTCAAGACGATATTAAAAAGTTTACGATTAAAGCAACTGGTCGTTCTGCTCAATCTAATGATTTAACAGAAGCTGAATATTCATTAACGGAAATTCAAGCAGCTATTAAATCAGATTCTTATATTAAACGATTTGTAACGGATTATAGTCAGCTTATTTTTAAAGCTGGCTATAGCATCGTTAGTGAAAATGATGCAGCCGCAGAATATATTAGAAAGCGTTTACGACTCATGTCATTTATGACAGGAGAAGCATTTAGCAATTTATTAATTGAAATAGGCAATGACTTAGTTGCCTATTCGAATGCTTTTCTCGTAAAAAGTCGTACAGATTTTTCTGGCGTTAATTTATCTGATTTACAAATTAACCCTGTTTATGACAGTAAAGCAGTTGGTGGTTATTTTAGAATTGACCCAGCTACCATAAAAATTCAGCGTGATACAAATGGTGCTATTAAACGCTATGAACAAACGCTAGGAAATGATTCAGTTAAATTTAAACCGACTGATGTTATTCATTTTTATATTGATAAAGAAGCTTCTAATGCATTCGGTACGCCAAGAATTGCATCTGCCTTAGAAGATGTAAAAATGCTTAGACGTATTGAAGGTAATGTAGAACGCTTAATCTATCGTTGTTTATTCCCGATTACACAAATGAAAGTCGGGATTCCTCAACAAGGTATGATGGCAACTGACCAAGAAATTAAAGAAGCTCAGCAAGTCGTAGAACAATTGGTCGATGATGGTTTAATTATTACAAATGAAAAAGTTGAATTTAAAAATCTTGGTGCTAATAATGTAGCGTTAAATGCACAGCCTTATTTAGAATATTTTGAAAAACGTGTATTCTCAGCATTATATTTATCGACTTCTATGATGGGTCGTGGCGGTATAAAACAAGATGCTGACTCTATGGAAGAACAAGTACATGATGCTGTAAAATATTTCCAAAAAAGTATTTCTAACTTCGTGCAAAATAATTTATTTAATGAATTATTATTAGAAGGTGGATTTAATCCAATCCTTAATGAAACCGATATTGTGTCCTTTGAGTTTAATGAAATTAACTTAGAAACTAAAGTTAAAGTTGAAAATCATTATTTAAATCAATATCAAGGTAATGCGATTACATTCGAAGAATTACGTAAAGAACTTGGACGTCGAGCAGATAATATTTCTATTGATGATGTATATGCTAATTTAGTAGTACAAAAAAACAAAATGGATTTAGTATGGGCCGGTAAAGGCATGTTAACTCCTGATGGTTCTCAATCTGGAGACAATACAAATCCACAAGGCAAACAAGGTGATGCGGGAGATGAAAATAAACAAGTTTCTAATACTGCACAACCAGAAAATCAATATGGAAAAACATCTGTAAATATTAAAGAATTTGCAGAATCTGTAACTGACAGAAATAAAATCACTAAAAAAAATATAGATATTTATAAAAAAAATTTTAGTGTGATATATAATAAGTTCCAAGCAATGCGTAATGATGTATGTGACGATGTTAAAAATCAGGACGCTTTTACTATACCTCTCACTAGAGAAAGTATTTTAAAAATGCTTGAAAAATATATGGAAAAAGAAATGTTAGCTGGATACGAAAAAGCAATTAAAGATTGTGGAAGTAAAAAGCCAGACTTTACTTTTGATATACAAACTGTTAATATCGTAAAAGAGACTAAAAATACAATTAATGATATCTTCAAAGAAATTAGCAAACGTATTAAAAAATGTGAAACCCGAGAAGAAAAAGAAGCTGTATTTAATTCTCTTGAATATCGTGTTCGCTTCTTAACTGAATATACTGTATCAAAATCTTACTGGTATGCTTATGTTAAAACCTGTAATGCCCTTGGAAAAAATAAAGTATACGTAGATTTTGGCAACAGTGAAGATAAGAAGCATCATAAAAGCATCATCGATACTAATCATTTTAGTTTAGATGATATTCCACCATTTCACGCTTATTGCTCTTGCAAAATTAAACCAGAGAAAGGCGGTGAATAACGATGGCGATGATGATTAAGGAACAGATTGATAAAGACTTTTTATCAATTGTAGATGGATTTAACCAGCACTTAGATTTAAGTGAGGCCGCTGGTAGTTCAGTTATCGACCCTAATTCTATTATGGTAGAAATTGAAGGTATCCATGCAGCTCCATTTGCGACACGAAATTATACTCGATATACTCCAAATTGCTTAAAGAAATCTGTAGCATCTTGGACAAATCCCTATCGAAGACCATTAATTAAACATCATAATGAAGAAGATGGCGAAATTATTGGCCGTATTTGTGAAGCAAAATATATAACTAAAAATACGCGTTCTGAAACTCCTGCTTTACTATTCACTGTTAACATTCCTGGTGAACAAGCAAAAGCAGATGTGAAATCCGGATTATTAGAAACAACATCTATTGGCGTAATTGCTCATTCCGTAAAATGTTCTATCTGTGGTCAAGAATTGGCTAATGGAGAAACTTGTGAACATGAACGTGGTGCTATATATAATGGAGAGACCTGTTACTGGGATATCCACGAAATGGAAGCAAAAGAACTTAGCTATGTAATTGTACCTAGCGATATGTATGCAAAAAATATTGATATATATCCTGCTACTGCAAGTAATAGTAAAGTAAAGGCTTTTGCTGAAAGTCTTAATCAAGATTTAAACTTAACTAAAGGAGACATAACTGATATGCCTGAAGATTTGAAAGTTAAGTTGCAAGAATCTGAAGCTAAAGTTACTGCACTTACACAAGAAGTAACTGAACTAAAAGAAGCTGCAACTCAAACTTCTGAAAAAATCGCTGAATTAGAAAAAACTAATTCTGATTTGATTACTGTTAAAGAATCCCTCGAACAAGAGCTCGAAGGTCTTAAAACAGAAAAAGATGATTTAACTCAAAAAATGACAGAAGCTGCACAAATGCGTGAAGGCTTAGAAGCACAAGTTGCTGAAGTAAAAGCTGAATTAAAAGAAGCTTTAGTTCAAAACTTTGTAACTATGCGTGAAGCTTTAGGTCATTCTGACGTTGATGTTGAAGCTGTTAAAAATCGTTCCGAAGAATCTATTAAAGATTCTATTAGCGATTTGTCTAAAGACTTCAAAGAATCTTTGACTAAAAAAGATAAGGATATTTCTAACTTGGGTAATACTTTACAAAACCCTTCTTTGAAAGAATCTGAAGATAAGAAAGATGTTAAAGAAGTTGAAACAGTTGATTTGAAAGAACAATTCTACAACATCTTCTCTGATATTTTAAATACTCATAAATAATTAGGAGGCTTTTTTAAATGGCACTTTACCCTAGAAATTTCACTAATAAAGAAATCATGAGCCCAGGTTATGATGGTTCTCGCTTCCAAGCTAACCTTCCTGGCTACCGTGACCATTCTGATGACCGCATTAATCGTACAAATACGCAAATTAACGTATCTGAACATGATGTTCCAAATATTAAATATGCATTTGACTTCCGCTTGCCAGCATTATTCCGTTATGGCTTCGGCGTTGGTTATAACCAAATCGTTATTCCTAAAGGTCGTGTAGTGGCAGTTGACCCTCGTATGGATTTAGTAGACACTGAATCTGAAAAGAAATTCTCTACATTGACATTAGCTAACGGTGGTGCTTCTGTTCGTTTGCGTAAAGCTGGCGATAAATTCAAAACAGCAGCTAATGCTAAATCTTTGATATCTCCAGTAGCATCTGGTAAAGATGTTCCTGAAGTATCTATCGGTCGTGATTGGACTCCACTTAAAGGTTTGTCTGACACTTACGAAGAAACTTGTTTCCGCCCTACAAAAGAAAAGAAAGACGCTATTGGTCAATTAGCTGACTACACTGATGAAGCAGTAGAAATGCAAGAAGGCACTGGTCTTGTTCGTGTAAAAACTACTGGCGTTGTTCCTAAAGTTGGCGAAATTCGTCTTGGCAATGTACCTATCGGTATTATTGAACGTAATGAATACACTCGTGATGATGACGCATTCAATGGTATTATGCCTGGTCCAATTCGTACTGACGCTTTGGTTGAATTACCTTGGTTTGCTTATAAAGATAAGGCAGAGCAAAACCCTTGGGGTAGCGCTTACGGCCAATTGTTCCCAGGTTGCTTAGTGCGTTCTGACGAAAATGGTCGTATCGTTCCTTCCATCTTGAACTTCAATGATTTGATGGCTGGTATGAATATTCAAGAATATGAATTGGAACGTCAACAAGTATTGGGTACTGTATATGCAGTCAATACTGATTTAGTTCCAGAAGGTGCAGCTAAATGGGCTACATGGGCTCTTGAAGACCGCATGAATTCTGAATATTTCAACCCAACTGTATATCGTAAAACTAATCGCCGTGGCGAAGATGCTGTAGAAAATTCCCCTTATAATTCTACTAACACTTACCCTGGCTACCCATACGATAAAAACTACTTAAATCATGACCTTCATATGCTTGCATCTGACCGCATTGATTTGTATGACCCTCGTATGAATCCAGAATTCCGTTATAATGACCTTGGTATCCCTGGCTTGACTGATGGTGCTAATGTATTCACTAAAGTTGTAGCTGACCAAGTAGTAGGTCATCTTGGTGCTTCTGCTGACTTGTCTCAAGCACATGACGGTTCTGCAATGCAAGAATACAACGATGTAATCGTTCGTCTTCCTGATGTAAATATTAAAGAAGGTACAATTCTCCTTGATATCGGTGAAACTCCAATCGCTATTCCAGCTGATGACACAGCATGGGCAGCTGATGCTAAATTGTGTAAAGTTGGTCAAGTAGTTGGTACTAACTTCGTAGTTAAATATGTAAATGCAGCTCAAGGTATTATTACTATTGGTGCTAAAGACCAAGAAAATGCTACATTGAAAGCTATTGCAGATGCAGTTAAAGCTAACAAAAAACCATTGTCCGTTCGTGTAGTATACCAAGTAAAAGGTAAATCTGGTGTTCCTACATTCATGGATTGGGACGGTGTAGTTGGTTCCGTAAAAATCTTATTACAAAAATAATCTTATACATACCGCCCCTAAATGGGGCGGACTTATATAAATATTTGATTTAATCCCGATAAGGAGAATTTATACATGTCTATGAGACTTACAGAAACTTTGAACAAAATTGCACAAGGTCGCAAATTGTCCGAAGCTCAATTGAAAAAATTCAAAGCTGGCGAAGCTACAGAAAAACCAGCTGTTATGCCTAATACTTATGATTTAATGGAAAAAATGGTATTGAACATTAACGGTAACTATGATAAAGGTCGCGTATCCGTACAAGAATCTTTGATGTCTACAGACGTTGTTCAATTAATTCCTAAAGTAATCGAAGGTCAATTGCGTGAAGCAGCTGAACCTGAATATCTAGCTACTAAATTCATGAACGTTGTTCATGTTGAAGGTGGTTCCTCTGTTACATATGTAATTCCAGTAGTTGGCGAATTGCGTGCAAGCGAAGTTGCCGAAGGCGGACGTTACAACGAAGATTCCGTAGATTTCAATACTGTAGAAAACAGCCAATTGGAAATCCGCGTGAAGAAAATTGGTTTGAAAGTAACTATCACAGAAGAAGCTGTTCAAGATTCTTCTTGGGATATCTACGGTATCAACATTCGTAAAATGGGTCAAGCTATGGCTCGCTATAAAGAAGAATGGTGCTTTAATGCATTCTCTACTCATGGCACTCCAGTATTCGACAACGATATGCGTACACAAATTCCAGAAGCTGGTACTCATGGTTTAAATAAAGATGGTTCTTATAATAACACATTGACTACTGAAGACTTCTTGGATTTAGTATTAGCTTTGATGGCTAATGATAAGACACCAACAGATGTGATTATGCATCCGTTGACTTGGGTAGTATTCGCTCGTAACTCCATGATTGGTAATGGTTTGACTTACGGTGCATTGGGTGGTTCTCAAGTTCATCCTTGGGGTGCTACACAAGGTACTCCTGGTTTAGCTGGTTTATCCGCTGAACAAGGTCCTCAAAAATTCATTATGCAACCTAACCAAGTTCAAGGTCGTCTTCCAATGCCAATTTCCGTATCTTTCTCTCCATTTGTTAAATTTGATAAAGTTAACAAAAAATTCGATATGTACTGCATCGACCGCAGTTCTGTTGGCGTTATTGCTGAAAAAGAAGCATTGTCCACTGATAACTGGACTGACCCAGAACGTGACATTCGTCTCTTGAAATGTAAAGAACGTTATGGCGTAGGTATCCTCGACAATGGTCGTGGTATTACAGTAGCTCGCAATCTTGCAGTGGCTCCTACTTACCCAGAACCTCCTACAGTTACATTGACAAATACATTGTCCGCAGCGACTGTGAATTCTTTAAATAATAAAGGTCAATAATAAAGACCTACACTAGGGCGGCAATATAGCCGCCCTATATTTTTTATAAAAAATCAAAGGAGAAACTTATGTCTCAAATCGCAGTAGTTCGCTTGGCACCTGGTCAAGCTGGTTATTATGATGAATTATCTGGTGTATATTTAACAGCAGGTAAACGTACAGCAGCTATTCCATCTGGTACAAACTGTGCTCAACTTCGTCGCTCTGTACGTATGGGTACTATTATTTTACAAAGTGGTACTCTTGGTGGTGATATTCCTGAAGTTCGTATTATGGAACATGAAGGTAAATATTATTTAGTTCCTAATACAGAAGAAGTAAATAAACCCGTATATGCTAATACTATTCCAGTAGCAGATGAATCTGAAGCTACTCTTGATGAAGTATCTGGCCCAACTGATGAAGAATTATTAGCAGCTGATACAGAAAATACAGAAACTGAAGAAGAAGATGCTCGTGATTTAACTTGCGAAATTAATGCAGACCAATCTACTGATGCTAAAAAAGCAATTATTTCTTATAAAGTTGGTACAGATGTAACTGGTTTATATTATGTAATCGGTGAAGAAGGCGAAAAAGTAGAAGTTAAAAAATTCACTGCACGTTCTAAAAAACGTGATGGCGTATTCGAAATTCCTGCTACAGCTGAAATGCAAGTCGTTAATATCTTCATTAATGAATTGGAAGAATCCGTACAAGCAGTTATCGTTAACCCATTAACTGAATAATTTATAAAGGAAATACTCTATGGCAGAAATTAAATTTTCTGTTTTAGCAGTTGTACCTAGTTTACAAGACCAATCTATTTTTATTAAATGCAGTATGGATATCGATGAAGATACAGTCGATAATAATAATATTTATGTATTAAATAATAAAACAAAACATATCGCGCCTATTAATGTTATTGTTGACAGAAATATTATTCAATTACAATTTAGAGAATGGGTTGTTCCTGGAGATGAATACCTGGTCATTACTGACACAGGTATTCAATCTATTACAGAGAAAAAGTTAGATTTGGCTATGATGCGACGCATTACTTTTAAAAGTGATGTTGTATCAGAAGTAGAAATTACTTCACCAATTAATTTTGAAGCTTGTGAAGGTACTATTGAATTAAAATGGAAAGAGATTAGTAAAAGTAAATTCGAAGAAGCTTTTTACTTAGAAGTCGCTTCCGATAATAATTTCTATAATATCTTATATAGAAGTTATATAGACCATGATAAATATAAAACAGAAGATAAACATGCATATCGTATTCTATTAAAAGAAGTTACAGATAATGGACAATATTATGTTCGTATGCGTTCTCAGCGAGAATTAAATGCAGAGAATTATGGTATGTGGTCCACACCCATTACTTTCACTAAAAAAGGATTGGTTCATGAAACACCACAAACTGATGCTTTAAAAGATACAGATGTAACTCCTGAAGTTGTAGGTAATGCTATCGAATTTGTAGATAGAATTGAAAGTCCGAAACAAAAAGTGAGTGACGGTAAATCCTATACTTTAGAATATGAAGCATATGCAGACCCATTACCTGATTATTTCTTAATCGATTTTCCTTTTGATGTAGATATATCTGATATTAAAGTTAGAATTGTAAGGGAGGATGTATAATGGCTAAAGAACGAATTGTAGCTGAAATTAGCTATGAAGAAAATACAAAAGACATTGTAAAAATCGCTCCTAAAGAAGTGTTAGCGAATTCTGATTACACATTTACTGTCTCTGGATTAAAAGACAAAGATGGTAATGCATTAGAATCTAAAACATTTACGATTCGAACTGAATATAAACCAATGTATTGTACATTAACATCGTTAAAAATGATTACTGATGCTTATGAAATTCCTGATAACAATATGCGTTCTTATATTAGAGATGCCTCTAAATATGCAGATTACATTATTTCGCAAACAAAATCTAAAATTAAAACAGATAGTTTTGCCGTAGAAAATTTTGTAAGACTCAAAGCTACTTACGATTGTCTCATGCGAATGATTATGAGTACTGGATTCGATAAAGACAATCGATATAAACTAGATGTTATTGAATACGAACATGAAAAAGATTTAGGAACATTAAAAGATTTACTCGATGATTTAAATAAACAATTAAAAACTTGGGAAGATGCCGTTCGTGGATACTGGCCAGAAGGACGTGCTAAGCCTAAAGTTACTCGTATTGGTTTAAAATCTTCTTCCAATACAGATGTACAATGGACCACTACAGAATCTCTTTTACAAGAAATTGCTCGTAGCGTTCCTCAATGGAGTTAATTAAATGAAGCCATTGAATTGTAATCATTGGTTTGACCCTAATATTAGAAAAGTAATCGATTTATGGTCACACCCAGTTTGGTTTATCTCTAAAAAACAAGAACAATGTCATTGCATTAATGATGTCAGTAAGCAACCAAATCCAGATTGTCCAACTTGTTTAGGATTAGGGAATAAATTACGTTTCACTCGTGAATATGCAGCTAATTTAAATTTAGCTGTATCGATTCGCGCAAGCAATATTGGTTTTGCTGAAAAAAATATCATGAATGTATATTATACAAAAAATAATAAAGATATAGATATTGATATTAAACCAGGAGACATTATTTATGATGCTACTGAGTTAGACCAAGTATCTGATGTATATTATGAACGTTCTGATGATAATGATATTGTATATTGGAGAATTGAAACTGCACCAGTAAAAAGCGGTAGAGATAAATTATTTAATAATATTCGTGATGCACTAAGAAAGGCTGGCTATAAAGATGAGCGATACACTACAAGAGACGCTAACATTTGATAAACACAATAACATCTTAATAGTAGCTTCTGGTGCAACGAATTATGCGTTAAAAGAAATTAGACATATCACTTCTTTTAAAGATATGCTACGATTATATGGTGAATCTAAATTGACAGAAGCTTATGTGTTAGCTAAACAAATCGGAGTAGAATCAATCTTTGTTTCTAATATACAAACTAAAGATGATTTTATAGATGTAGCTAATATTGCATCTGATTATGATTTTGCATTTATTGTTTGTCCAGATATTATGATAGATGATTCTTTTATTGATTCTAATGATGCTTCATATAAACATAATTATTTTGCATATACACTAGGAAATATTGGAATTAATAAATTATCTACTATTATTGCATCTGGTAAACATGTATCATTATATGAAACAATAGATGATTTTAATACATACATGAATGACTCTTACGATTTATTCAGACGATGCTGTTCTGAAAATGCTAATTTAGAAAATATTATTATCGTAGCCAATAATTTAGTTAATAATGAAATGGCCGATGTTATATTAGCCTCATTATTAGCAACAACTTCTCCTGGTACATATCCTACTTCGGATATACTGGGAGAAGCTATTTTCCATTTAGATGCATGGGATTATCCATTATATGCCTATTTTAAATCTCATTCTGTAAGAGAAACGACAGTAGAAAACTTATTGAATTGTCGCCTTACTAGAGATACTGAAAAAATTGTTACGATTTCTATGATTAAAAAATACATAGAGCGTATTCTTGATTTTTCTGATTATATGGGTATGCAATATTCAGAGTATAAAAAACAAAAAATTCAAGAAAAGTTAGAACAATTTTTAGATTCTATTATAGGGATATTAATTAAAGAATGGGCAATTGTTTCTATTAACGTATATAAAAGCGGAAAGGGAACAATTGTCATCGTCGTTAATTTTGAAATTGTTCCTATTAATTCAATTGAAAAAATTCATATCTCTAAGGAGGTTGAAGTATAATGGATGATTTGCAACAATTACTAGATGAACGATTAGAGGCACAAACAACGCCTCTAAATAAAGTTCATTCTAGTACTATACATAGAAAAGAAACAACAGTAGATTTAGATAATGAAAAAATTGGTGTACGTAATGAATCAGCAATAGGTAAAGATTTATCTATTAAAATAGATAAACAACAAGCCGATAAAAATTGTGACCTCGATGATTTATTTGCTATGATTAATAAACTTGTAGTAAAGGCATTAAAAAAAGATAATGTAGAATTTAATCCTGATGAAGGTGCACGATTCGTTGTTGACCAACAAGTACCAATTAATCATCCTATTATCCAATTTGATGTTATTAGTTATGAACCAAAACTTGAATTAAAACCTCGTGTTATCAACCAATTCATTGAAGAATCAGATGATAAAAATGATAGATGGAAACGACATGGACAAGTTTGGTCACAAAGATTTAAATGTGTTATACAATTTAATATAATTGGCAGTGACTATATAACAGCAAATAAGGTAATGAGAGATTTTGAAGAGTTAATGTTCAGATACTCCGGTTATTTTAAACAACAAGGCGTAGCTGAAATAGTATTTAAATCTCGTTTTTCTGATAAGAATTACGATTATTATCGTCAAAATTTATCAGTACGTAGTCTTCAATATTATGTTGAAATAGAAAGAAATTACGTAAGTTACGATACGGATATTTCTGGAGTATTGATTTAAAAAATACGTATAACTATTAATAATGATAAATTCATAGGAGGCTTATTTAAATGAGCATGACCTTATTTAATGAAGAACTTGGTAAATTGCCTGGCGTTATTACGCAAGTTGAACAAGATTATTCTACAGGCTTTGACCAATCCGCTTTTGGCACTACTGATTCTGTATTGATTATTGGTACAGCTTTCAATGGCCCAGTTGGTTCCCCAACTCCAGTTTATTCCATGGAACACGCTCGTTACATTTTCGGCGAACCATACCAATCTGAAACTTTGAAAGAAGCTTCCTTGGTAGCAGGTATCCAAGATGCTTGGAACCGTGGTTGTCGTTCAATTTACGGTGTACGTATCGGTGGTAAAAATATTTCCAAGACTTTTGATTTCGCAGTTGATTCTGATTTCCGTCTTCAATTGTCTTCTCAATTCCCTTCTAATATCGCTAAAGATTGCTACGTATTGTTTGACGGTACTAATGGTGATGAAAAAATTACTTTCTACAAACCAGCTTCTCGTGCAACAATCGTAGAAAAACAACGTGGTGTTGTTGAATCTAGCGAAATGATGATTAAAAACGAACTTCGTTTGAATCAAGATTTCAATGTAACTGCTAATTCTCGTCTTGTAGACTTGATTGGTTTATTCAATCGTCATGTCTTCAACAACGTATTGAATTTCACTATCATTGATAAAGAAGGTAATGATGTAACTCATTCCGCAGAAGCTAACCATCTTAAAGTTGGTTCTATGCTTTCTGGTTTGTATACAATTGGTCGTGATGAATCCTTATGTGACCGTCGCACTACTTTAACTTTCCATGTAACTAAAAGCGAAAAGAACTTACCTTATAAAGTTGAAGCTCCTTACTTCCGTCGTTTGAAATATAACACAGATGTAAGTAAAGCATTCCCAATTACATTCCCTGCTAATGACCCTAAAGCATTCCGTGCAGCATTACGTGATGTACAAGTAACAACTAAAGGTTGGGAATTCTTGGAAACTTACGGTGCTATTGACCGTGCATTTAAACCAGACGCTTTTAATTACGAAGAAACAGACTTGTCTAAATTCGAAATCTATAGACGTTTAGGTTCTGGTTATGCAATCACAGCTCGTGCTGAACAACGTAAAAATTCCGCTGGTCAAGAAATCACTCCTCGTATCGTTGAGTCTCCAGTAGAAGATAAAGCTCGCACAGTATCTATTAAAGAAGGTATCTATTCTATTTTGGAAGATTCCGAAATTAAATACCGCGCTATTGTTTGTGCTAATGCTGATGACACAATTAAAGGTAAATTACCTCGTGCATCTGAATTCAAAAAAGCATCTGCTTTAGAATTCAGCATCATGGATAAATTGATTTCTGTTACTCCAGTTATCGATGAAAAGAACTTTACTAAAGCTAAGAAATATTCTGTAACTTTAGAAAAAGTTGAACAAAACATGATTACTGATATCGATGCTATTGCAGCTGAAGAAATCTATGACGTATATCCTTCTTATTCTTTAGGCTACGATGAAACTCGTAAGGCTATTAAGAATGGTGTATATAAAGCTGGTTCTGTAGTATTCGATACCAATTCTAATAAATTAGCTCGCTTGACTGAAAATGGTCTTGAATATTTAGATGATGTACAACATTGTGCAGCTAACTACGATACAAATGCTATCATTGGTTCTGCATTCGTTGGTCGTATCATCGTAGTTAATGACCAATTAAAACAAGCCAAACCATCTGCCGCAAATGCTAAAAAATATGTATTTGAAGATATGACAGATGTTACTGGCACAACTATGGACACTAAAGATTATGCATTGGTAAATAACCTCGACACTATTTTCTTGTGCAAAATCGATGGTGCTCAATTGATTCCAGTTGGTGACCTAGAATCTCTTTACCGTCCAGACGAAGATGAACAAGCTATCTCTGTATATGCTGAATCTTCTGAATTTAATGATGTAAACCGCATCGTTATCAACTCTGGTATTTTTGACCACATGACTTTGGAAGAATTCGTTGAAGAATTAAATAAAATTAATTGCTTACGTAACGTATTCACATTCAAAGTTTCTGAAGATGGTGCTCTTGTAAAAGATGATATGGTTGCTGAAATTCTTGGTTTGAATCCTGCAACTCCAACAGAAGAAAAAGCTCTTGGTACTTGCGGTGCAGATAAAGAAGTTGGTTATGACTACACTATGCGTGTACCATTCCGTACAACTGATAATTTTGCTCGTCAATTGGCACAGCACTGTACTTATACTGAGTTAAAAACAACTCCAACTCATGGCGTAATCGGTACAAAACGTATGGCTTCTACTTCTCTTGATAAAATCAGCGAAATGGTTGACAAACTTATTGCAACAAACTTCGACTTATATGCTAAAAATGCAGTAGGTCGTAACATGCTTGACCGCAATAACTTACCATACAACATTGGTCGTAACGTATCTGTAGTAGTTGCTCAATCTTCTTTAGCAATCGATAATGCATCTTACACTTACATTTCTAATAACGTAGGTGCTTATGCTGGTTTCGTTTCTACATTAGACCTTGACCAATCTTCTACAATGCAACCAATTAACGTAACTAACCTTGAATATGCATTATCTAAATCTCAATTGTCTCGTTTGACATCTGCTGGTTTCGTAACAATGCGTAATTCCTTCACAAAAGGCATCGTAGTTACTGATGGCGTAACAATGGCTAATGCAGATTCTATTTACCGTCGTCTTGCATGCTCTCGTGTTGTAGGTGCAGTTGAAGACTTGATTCGTCAAGCTGGTGAACCATTTATTGGTAAACAAAACCATACTGCTAACCGTAATGCTCTTAAAACAGCTATTAAATCTAACCTTGATAAAATCACAGGTACATTGATTGAAAAATATGACTTCGTTATGAACAATGACCCTAAATTGCTCAAAATGTCTGTCATCGAAATTGATTACCAAATCGTTCCTATTTACGAAATTCGTGAAATTCGCAACACTATTAAAATGGTTGATACTATTGATAGTGCAGGTTCTGATAAATAATAGTAATAAAATAAATAGATATAAAGAGGCATAATAATTATGCCTCTCATATCTAACATTTTTAAATTAGTACAACAAGGAGTACATAAATAATGGCAAGAACAATTGCAACAGAGTATACTCATACATATACTTCTTTCTCCGGTTGCGATATTGTTTGTACTTTCGGTACAGCAGTAATCGGTGAATTACAAGCTATTTCTTATTCTGTAACTCGGGAAAAGGCTCCTATCTACACGATGGGGAGCGCAGAGCTTCGTTCTGTATCCAGAGGCAAACGCGGAATTGCAGGTAGTCTTGTATTTACCGTGTTTGACCGTGATGCTCTTATCGAAGGTTTGAAAGAACATATCCAACAGCAACAAACATTCCACCGTCTTGGTGCTCATAAAAACATGGAAGCTATGACTATTGAAGAATGGGATAGCCAAATGACTGATATGGCACTCGAAGGTGTAAGTGGTGCAACAGCAACAGCTGCCAATAAAATCACTAATAATATTGTTGAATCTCAACAACCAGAATATGAAGATGAAATTCCTCCATTCGATATTACAATTTCTTTCGCAAATGAATATGGTCAAAAAGCGACTGTAGTTATTTACGGTGTAGAAATTTTAAATGAATCCAATGGATTCTCTATCGATGATGTTTCATCTGAAAAAGCTTGTACTTTCATTGCTCGTCGTGTAGAATATATGCGTGCAGTAAAAGATGATGCTACAAGTGCAACTGGTGCATCTAAATAAAATAAAAACTAACAGTAATAAAAAAGGTTGAAACAAAATTCAACCTTTTTTATTTTTTTACGACAAAAAGGAAATATAATAATATGCCAAATGAAGCAAGAACAATAGCTACTAAATATGTAGATACGTATACAAGCTTCTCTGGAACGGATATGGTATGTGTTTTTGAATTACCTCTCAGTGGTGGGAATGCCGTTACAGGGGTAGTTGGTTCAGTAAAAACAATTTCATATTCAGTACATAATGAAAAATCGCCAGTACGTGTACTTGGCAATATGAACGCAATTGCTTATGTGTATGATAATAGAACAATTGCAGGTTCGCTTGTTTTTCAAGTATTTGACAAACATTGGATGTTAAAGCTCCTTGAAAAATGGCTAGAAAAAGAAGGTAAAGCAAAAGTTCATGCATTAAGTGATGAATTACCTCCATTGAATATTACAATAGCTATGGCTAATGAATATGGAGATAAAGCTCGCATCGCTCTCTATGGAGTTACATTTGTTAACGAAGGACAAGTCATGTCCATAGAAGATTTCTATACAGAAAATACATATGAATTTTTTGCATTAGATATAGATTATTTAGACCAAGAAGGATACTCTTTAGGAGCTGGTTATTCTAAATTAGATTTATTAGAAGAAAAATCATCTTCTATTACTCGCTCCAATATTATAGATAGACCATATAAAATATTGTCTGCTGAAGATAATGATGCAGAAAAAGAAAAAGATATTTCTGATTCTCTCGAAGAAATTGTATGGGATACTGACGAGAAGAAAAAAGGTTCTTGGTGGAATTTAAAAACAAAACGAATTGCTGGTATCGCAGCAGGCTTAGCTGGTTTAATTGCATTAATTAGACATCATCATCATGGTAAAAAAAGACCTGAAATTAAAAAAGAAGAAAATAAACCGATTATTCCAGAACAACAAAAGAAAGATGGTTGGGAACAAGTAATTCCTGACGTTAATAACCATGATTGGTGGCAACAACAAATTGATAAAGATAAACCAAATATCAACCAAACAAAAAAAGAACAAGAAAAATCCAATCAACAAAAAATTAAAATTAATAAAATCATGTGCGAGCGAAAATATCAGGATGCATATGACGCCTATATTCGTGCAGGAAAATTTGATGATGATACTTTCCAAAAAGTTCTCCATGAATGCTGTAAAATTAAATGGGGTGACTTCAAAATAGCTTCTCCTAAAGAACAAGAAGAAGCAGAAAAAGAAGTTATTAAATGGATACAAGAAAAAGAACAATACGAAAAGAAAATTAAAAATAAAGAAGTATTAACTCCTGAATTTTTAACGAAAGAAACTTCTGTTACAAATACAGAAGATATTATTTTCAAAGATGATAAAGAAGAAGAAACAAAAATAAAACAAATTTCTTTTTTGCCTATCAGTAAACAAATTCCTGTTAACTATCCGAATATATATAAATATGCTATCAACACAGCAGTGCTGTCTTTATTAAATGATGAAGTGATTAAAAAAGATAAAGCCAATGTCATCTTAGAATCAGAAAAGCAACATATTAATTCATATATGATTGATGCGGCTAATGACATGAGAGCATTGCTTCTTAATAAAAATAAGTTAAATACTTTATACCCATTAACATTTATTAGACAATTATCTGATGGCATTATTATTAAAAATAATGAATATAAAAATGGGTATACTACATTAAAATATTATAATGCAGCACACCCAGAAGATGAGTTATCTATTGAAACAGACTCAGATACAGTAGAAATTCACGGCTTATTAAATCCTGGACTTTATATTTTTTACGCCGAAGATAAAAATAATAATACAACGGCTGAATGCGGAACATATATTATGTTATCCAGCACAATGTATTTTATTGACCAATTAAAAAAATATATTAACAATAGTAAATTAAGTTCAGAACTAAATACTTTCACTATTGAAAATACAGACGCTGTATTAAAACCAAATCTATATAAAACAGAAAGTTTATTACATTTATATAATAGTATAGAAGATAAAACAGATAACGAAAAAAAATCATATTATCATATTGTGTCTAATGCAGAACGGTATGAAAATATTCAAACAATTAATATGAATCACGCGTTAGAAGATGCCTCTATTATTTATAATAAAAACAATATTATTTTGTCTTTACCATTAACAGTAACCCATGTAGATATTATTGATAAAACAAAAAATAAATTAGTATATCATAATTTACATGAATCAACAGTTACATTAAAATGTAAAGAAAATACTTTATATTATATAGATTTATATAACAATGAAGATTTTTTAGGAAGATTACTTCATTATCAATTCGACAATAAAACTGTATCATCTGAATATACAGATACATTTAATGCTGACACAATAGTTCTCGACTCTGTATTCCCTACTTTTGGATTAAATTTAACAGATACTGATAAACAAGGTATTCTATATGAACGTCAACATGAAGTTAAAAATACTATTGTATCAAGACCATTAGTAGAAGAAGGTATTATTAATAAAACAGTAGCTGTCGAAATTCAAGATTATAATATTTTACAGAACTTAGGTAAAATTACATATCTTGTCGGTAAAGAATACGATAGTATAAATAATACTATGTTTAACCGAGCCATTCCTATTACATCATCTCATATGATTTATAATTTAATCGAAAATAATCTAATGGGTGATATAGTCTTTTATATTGCTGATGAACATGGTACAATATTATCTGACTTTACTAAATATAGTGAATCAGAAAATCAATACGAATATGAATACAATAAATCTATATTAGAAATAGAAGAATACGCTCAAAATCTATTAGTTAGACTCAATGGATTTGAATCCTATCAAGAAGCAAAAAACATTATTTCTAATGAAATAGAAACAGAAAAACAATATGCATTTCCATCTGTTAATAAAGCATTTAAAAACATAGTAAATTCTATTATTCATACGAATGCTATTGTGACCAATAAAAATAAATTATTATATATTGTATTAACTCATTATTTCTCATATTTCGACTATGCCTATGATTTATTTGATAATTTAACTATGAATATTAATTTATATAATAAATCGCTAGATATTCCAAAAGGCAATCATACATATGAAATCGTACAAATCGGTTTTAATGTTGGGTCAGATGAATTTACGACCACAACATATAAAGCATCTAAAGATTATGCAATTCGATTACGATATGATGAGTTCGACTATAATTTATATTATTGTATTGATACTGAAACTTATAAAAAATCTGGATACATTTTCTTTGGCAATATAAAGAATGATTTATTCAGAGCATCAAACTTATACGACATTAAGGAAACATAATGCAAACGACAAATAAATATTATCCTGCATATGATATGTCAAAGTATGTTCGCCAAGGCGAAAAGGCTAAAAGTGACATTCAACAATTAGACAAAACACCTGTATATGTTCCATATAATGTGTCATATAGAAAAACACGAAGTTCTTCATCAACTGTACAAGAAGGTAGTGCCTATTTAAAACGATACTATTCTTGTATTGATGCAGAATTATATTTTAACAATGAATATGTAGAAGATATTTCTAGTATAGATTGGGTAGTTGACCAAGCAGTTCAAAATGCATATGGATATAATTCTTATACTGTCGATGAATATATGGTTGGCAATCGACTAATATCTGGTACATTCGCTATCCGTTTTACATCTCCTAATTATTTATTCCAAATTTTAGAAGCTGCTAGAAAATCTAATAGACCATTAATTGAATCCCAAAAAACAATTGAGCTTCCTACACATGAACGTAATACTTGGCAAGACAATGTAATTACTGATAATGTTAATAATGGCGATGTCGGTGAATATAGAGCCGATAAATTTTCTTATTTATGGAAACCAACATTTGATATTGATATCGTATTTGGACAAAAAAGTCCGGCAGGCGATACTGTACATATCGTATTAGAAGATGTTAAAATAATAAAAGCTAATCATGGTTTAGGTGTAGATAATATAAAAGGGTATCCAGTTACAGAAATTTATACATTCTACGCTAAAGATGTTAGATATATTAAATAATAATTACAAAGGAGACTTAGCTATGGCTAAACATAAAATTTCTAAAGAACAAATCGAAAAATGGAAAGAAGAATATAAGCACGTATATCGTGTTACATTAGATGGCGATGATATTATTTTCCGTCGGCTAAAACGTTCTGAATATATTTCTATTTTAAAAGAATCTGGTGAAGCTAATGTTGCTGATGCTAGTGATTTACAAGATAAAAGCTTTGAACGTCAAGAAGCTATTCTTAAATACACAGTTATTTTCCCTGAAGATGTTGACGCTTTAATTGAAGAAAGTGCTGGTCTATCTACAGTGTTGGCTGATGAAATTTTAGCTAAATCTGGTTTCGTTAACGTATACACAGAGGAGCTTTAATATTTATGGCTGACTCTAAAACAAAAGATTCAGCCCAAGAAATAAATATAGAGGAACTCGTTGCTAAGTATGTAGACCAATATGAAAATATTGTTGCGTCTAAAATTGACAACGAGTTCTTTTTATATAGAGTTCTTGGCAGAGCTGAATATAAAGCAATTTATGAAGATGACCAATTTACTCAATTAGAAAAAGAAAATTTAGTCATTCAAACTTGTTTAGTATATCCAGAACATTATGATTTAGATGAATGTCCTGCTGGTATACCTACACAATTATGCAAAGAAATATTGGATGCTTCTCTTATCGTAGACGTAGAAACATTATGTACTGTATTAGATAATGAACGTCTAGCTTTTTTAAGTGACGAAAATAATATTTTTAATTGCATGATTTTAGCGGCATTTCCTTCTCTTAATTTAGAAGAAGTAGAAAATTGGCCTATGGAAAAAGCAATTAAATATTATACAAGAGCTGAATGGAT